GCAGGTAAGTGTATTTCCATAGCCCCGACCAGTGGCAGCACGGCGCACCACACATGCGTCTCGGTCATGCGGAAGGGGTCGCGGTATCGCCTGATTGGGTAGAAGTCGTGGTCCAGCAGCTTGATGGTTTCCGACAACTCGATCTCTTGGTCGTCCCCCTTCTTGGGCTTCACCGTGATATCGACGTACACCCCGGATGCCAGGCGCTTGTACGGGAGTGGTGCTGTCGGGATGACGATGGGCGGCAGGTGTGCGCCGCCGGGTGTAGGTACGGGGGGCGCGGGTGCGTGGTCGGTGTACTTCGCCGCGACGATGGGCGACTTGATCTTGCCCCACCGTGGGCAGGTGCCGCAGATGCCGGGGTTCAGGGAGTCGAACTTGGTACAGGTGGTAGGGCCGATGTCCTGTGCAGCCAGGTTGCCCAGCTTGGTCTCCACCTCAGACGCGACGTAGCGGGGGTCTTTGGCGCTGAACTTGTGGGCGTTCTCGTGCCCATTGCGGGTGTGGCGGATCAGCCCCAACGCTGCGTACCACAGGGGTTCGGACAGGTTGGCCGCATTGGCCATGGCGTGTTGCATCTGCGGGCACGCCAGCAGTACCGCTTTGATCCCTGGCGGAGGGGTGTTGTGCAGGTTGGTGTTGTCTGCAAACCCCTCCAGATGTGCAGGCGGTCGAGTCGGCATCTGTACGGCAACGCCGCAACGTGCCAGGGCTTCGTCGATCTTCGTCTCGATATCTTCTGCCGGGGTGCAAACCCCCTCACGCAGGATCGTGACCGGACGGGGAGCGCCCTTGTGGTGTAGCGTGCCAGGCAGGCGCATGACCGACGCGGAGTCGGCGGTGCGTGACGGGTCTACCATCAACCCCAGCTCGGCAGCCAGTGACTTCAGCTTGGACGCGATGGGCGCCCAGCGCGCTGTAGGTATCTCAACCGTGAACGGCCAGTAGACGTGCAGTCCCACACCCGATGACACGATGATGGGTGCCGGCAGCCCGACGGCTGTGGTGAAATTCTTGAGGGCGACTATCGCGTCGCGCTGGGTGCTGTACTTGTGCGGGTCGGTGCCAACGTCGATGTCCATCATGACGCACTTGGCAGCGGCGATGTTGCGCTGGGTACGCACCTCCCATGCACCCGCCTCGCCGGTCTTGCGGTTCTTTTTCTTCGGATTCCAGACGCGCGGCTCGATCAAGGACTGTACGCAAAAGTACACGTCGTCCGATGCCTTCAGCTTCTCGGCAGTCTGTATGGCTTCTTCGTGGGACTGTACAACCTTGTGAACAAATAGTGCCGTGCCTGCGCCTGGTGGAACCCACGGGATCGCCAGAGCGAAGTATCCAGTGGCGGGCCAAACAGCCCGCAAAAATTGCGCTACATTCACGGCGAGTCCCTAGAGAGCACACAAGATACTACAGGCTACGCACCGGGGGCACCAGTGCGTAGCCTTGCTACGTCACAGCAACGGGATCAGTCGTCCCATTCGGACAGCAGGTCTTGCAGCTCTTTCGGAATCTCCGTGGACTCGGTAGCAGCCTGTGCCGGCGCGGGGGCAGCGGCGGGCAGCTCGAACGCCAGTTCTTCCTGTTGGTCCTTCGCCGCCACAGGCGCGGCCACAACGGGCGCAGGCTTGGGCTTGGCGGGTTTGGTTGCCGGCTTGGTTGTGGCGACCGGAGCGGGAGCAGGTGACTGACCTGGGGGTTTGGGCGGAGCGCATGGTTCTGGCGGAACCACAGCCGTCTCAACTGCCGGGCTTGCGTGCGGCAGTGCGGGCGTTGACGTAGCAGCATCGACTTCCAACAGCGATGCGACCGAGCCATCTTCCATCCGCGCCTTGACCACTTCCAGCTCGTTCGGCTCCAGCCACCGTTCGGCAGAGAAGATCACCTTCGGATAGTTGGCGTTCGGGTCGAACTTCATCTTGGTCACGATGGTGGCGGTGTGCTTGGCGCCGTTGCCGCGCAGGAAGTCCACGTAGTTCTCGAACGCGCGCCAGCCTTGCTTCTCCAGCTCGGGTGACTGCTTGTCGAACAGGCTGGTGATGGCCAGCTTGACCTTGAGCGGTGGGACGGCCATCCCTCCCACCAGCGGGAGCACGACAATGTTGCGGTGCTGCGAGCACGCCGTAACCGGCTTGCCTGCCTCAGTGATCTTTGACCCCTTCACAGAGAACGGGCAGGTGCGGCAGGCTGACCCTTTGGGTGACTCCACTTGCGCGTTGGGGTGCTCACCATCATCACTCCAGCAGGCAGGCATGGTGGTTTTCTCAGGGTCGAACGCGCCCTCATAGTACGCGCGGCCACGGTGTTTGGCGTAGTCCATCACGACCACACGCAAAGTCTGTACCGGCTCGACATCCCCGTCATCGTTACGCTTTGTCAGGTTGGTGCGTGACCCATCGGCCAGTGAGATCGACCATACCTTGCCGGCGTAGTTGAGGGTGGGGACGCGGTTGCGTTCGACCAGGTTGGTCTCGGTCTGATCCAGAAACCCGGAGATGTGCGCGGGGACAGGGGTAGTACCGGCAGAAAAAATCGTCAGGTCTGACATACAAAAAGCTCCAGCAATAGTGTGGGGTTGTTCAGTCACCACGGCGCACATGCACCGTGAGTTCTCGGTGGACAGTCACGGGGGCGGGGGTCTCGCCATCATGCGCGGCCATGTAGTCTGTCACAAATTTCCGCGATAGTCGCTTCTCAAACACTTCCGACGGGGGAACCCCCTCGGCTTGCGCCCAGGCATCCAACATCCCCCAGTCCTTGCAGCTTGGTTTGATCTCCAGTTTTTGAAAGGCCGTGCCCGCACCAGTGCGGACAGACTGCACGTTCAAGCGGTTCAGCTCCCGTTGAATCTCTGCTTCGAGCCGGGCCAGCTTGGCTTGCAGTTCGGCGCACCGCTTGTCAGCCTCTTGTTTGACGCGGGATTTTTCATCCCTGATCTTCACATACACCGCCACGATTTTTTCGATGTCCACGATACCTCCTAAGCTACGTTGACGCCCCACCCAGGGCGATGTCTTTGTACATATCCAACACTTGCTGCTGGCCCAGCCGCCGGGACTCGATCAGCTTGTAGATGTCCCACTCCAGCTTGTGCCCACCGATCCGGATGACGGTCATGGGGCGTGTCTGCCCTGACCGGTTGAACCGTTCGACCACTTGCTGCGCCTGGTCGTTGCTGTAGATCGGAGCGTAGAAGATGCACATGTCCGCCTCCGTCAAGTTTAACCCATGGGACATCACTTTCGGGTGGCACAGCAGCACATGCGGGTCCGTCTGTGTCTTGAAGTTGACGATGATCTCGTTACGCTTGGCAACAGACACGTCACCGTTCAGCACACCAACACTGTACACCTTGCTTACTTCTTTTTCAAGCACATTGATGATGCCTTTGAAAGGTACAATTACAAACACCTTGGCGGCTGCCTCGGCTATGCACTCCATGAGCACACCTAATCGGGGTGCGTGGTCAAGTTGGACGTACTCGTCAGTCAGTGGGTTACGCACGGAGCCGCATAATATTTGCCTCAGCTTAGTGATGGTGTCCGCTGCGTTAACCGCGGTGATCTGCTTGGTGCGCAGCTCGACCTGCATCTCCTTGCGCATGGCGTTCAGTGCCTTGGTCTGCTCCGTGGTCAGCGGACAGTCCCGTGCCGACACCGTGACGGGTGGCAAGTCCTTGCAATCTTCCTTGCGAAACCGAACAGCGGGTTGCAGGGCTTCGTACACGATGCGCGTCGAGTCAGGCTTGGGCGACCACTTGTACTGGGTAAGCTGCTGCATGGTCTGCTGTCGGAACGCACCGAAATACTTGGGAACCCGCTCGGGTGAGACCAGTCTGGCCAGCGCCCAGGCGTCGGTGGGTGCGTTGGAGCAGGGCGTTCCGGTCAACAGCCACAGGCGTTGCTGGGGTTGCAGCAGCTTGGCCAGCGCGGAGTATTGTCGGGTGCTGGCGTTGCAGTAGGTGGACGCCTCGTCCACGATCACCAGGTCGATGTCGCCACGCGCCGTGATCGCCTTGCGCACCGAGTCGATAGCCAGCCCGGTGGGGTTGATGATGTAGAAGTCCATGTCCATGCGCAGCATGTCCAGCCGATACTCACGCGACCCATGCACGATGCCGGCGCGGCGGTGCATCAACACCGCAAAAATTTCAGACAGCCACACCCGCTCCAACGTGGACAGTGGTGCGACGATCAACACCTTCCGGATGTGCTTGTTCTCCATTAACCAGTCCGCCGCCCACAGTGCCGCTGCGGTTTTCTCCGTACCCATCTCGCTCAGGTTGAACCCCCGCCGATGCAACGTCAGGAACTCGGCCATCACAATCTGATGCGCGCCCGGTTTGAACTTCCCCGGCCAGCGGTAGTGGTACTTGATCGGCGCGGGTGCAGCGACGCCCAGGTTGCGCAACACTTTTGTGGCTTCCAGCGAATGGCGCACGGCGAGGTTGTACTGCTCGTGGTCCAGCACTTTGCTGTGCTTCAGCAGGCTACGCAATGTGAGCGGGTCTGTGTGTTGCAGCAGTAAGCTCTTTGAGGGTACGTCAACTGCGATCATTGTGGGGTCCAGCGAATATGTGCTACTTGATACCGTGTGTGGCGATTGACTCAACCAGGGCAGCTTCGCGCATCCGCTTGCGTTTGTGGTAGCGTTCACCGGCGCGGGTCCGCTGCTCTACGTTGGCGTTCCTCCCGTCTAGGTCACTGCTCAACCGGTACGACGCCTGTACCCCACGCTCAATCGTGGACGGCCATGCGGGGGGGATGTAGTTGCTGCTCATTGCGCTTGTCCTCCAAGCACAGCGATCAAGTGGCGCGCCTGACTCTCGGCGTCATCGACCGCGTTGTGGTGTGTGCCGACACGTTCCAGCTTCACGTCAGGGTACAGGGACTTGACGGTGCGGTAACAGCGGTCATTCCAGTGCCTCCAAGGCTGCGTGCGTGACGAACTGCGGTATGCGCTGGACAGGATCACGTTGTCGAAAGCCGCGCCGTTACCCCACACGCGCACATTGTCAGGCGCACCATGCGCACTCAGCCACAATGAGAAATCTGCCAGTGCCAGAGACAAAGGAACGCTATCTCGGTCAAACATAGCCCGCGCATCGTCGCTCTGCTTCATCCACCACAGCACGGTGTCTGCGTCGATCTCGCCACCCATGGCAACCGACGTGCCAAGGTCTACAACCCGGTAGAAGCGGTCGCCGATGGTACCGGCCTGAAGGTCGAACGCAACCGCACCGATTGCCACGATAGCAGCGTTGGGGCCAGTGCCCATCGTCTCCAGGTCCAGCATGATGTCGAATGTTTTGTCAGTCATTGTCACCGATCCTCAAGATAGTCATCAGCCAGCAATTCACAGAGCCGAAGCAGCTTAAGCGCCGCCTCCAGCTCATCCTCGTCCAGTTCCGCCTTGTAGTCGCCCATGCCGTCGAGCGCGCGGTGGCAATCCTGCAAGTCAAGCAGGGTGTTTTGAAACCGGCAGTAGCCCATGTTAGCCATTATTGCCCCCTAGTTTCTTTCGGTATTCATCCATGCCGATGCGTCGCAGATTAGAATAATCGTTGTCCAAAATTCCCCACGCGACAAGCATGACATACGTTACAGCAGCAACTACCCGCAGATATCCGCCCACCCCAAACATGGCAGCACTTATAGCGACTACCGGAATGATCGGAAGTCCTACGAGAACAGCCAGACGAGTAATATCGTTATACCATAGCCAGATCCAGGCGCGTTTGATTCTATTGTTCTCAATCACAATTCCTCCTCGCCTTCGCAGCCTGGTTTGTATGTGCCCTTGAAGTCCGGCCACAGCCCTTCGCTGACATGCCGGCAGTATTCAATCTCAGCCCGCTGGGCGTCGTTGTAGTCCATTGTGCTCGCTATGATCCATATCAGTAGCTCCAATTAAGCGCCGGGAGGGTGTTTTAACTTTGCGCGCCATGCGCGGTCGAAATCCCAATACGCGGCTTCTGGGCTGTCGCCAAAACCCGCCACTCCATCTTGCAGGTTGTCGCCGTAGAGCGCGCACCATTGATTGCCATCAATAGATAAGCGCGGCCTGTAGCGGTAAGACGGCTCAGTTTCAGCGATAGCGTTGGCGTACATTTGATTCCAATACTCAACTTCACTCATGTCAGTAGCTCCACCAGAACCGCCAAGCTAGATGCCTAGCGGGTTCGTCGAAAATAGCCAAGTCGTGCCTGATCTTGGTGCTACAGTAGATCAGCTTGCCGATCCTAAGCGTGGTCATTTCGGCGGCTCCGGTGCTGGCATCCAGTGCGTTGGTTCTACCATTACGTAAGGCCATGACCATACGCGGTATTGGAGCGACCACATACCGTCCGATATTTTACCTGTAGGTGTTGCAAGCAGTATTCTGCTGCCGTCTTTCGGTGCTGTCTCGATTGGTTGCCAGAGATTCATGTCGCGGCCCTCGTGCCAGGTTTGAATTTGCACCCATGATCAACCCACCGATACCAGTGATCTCCAGTGCTGTGAGGGTCAGGGATCACGATCTGCGATGGGCAGTCGGCCAGGTCGTGCCCGTGGCAGTCTCCACCACCGGGGCGGTGCGGGTGGTGGAAGGCTTCGCAGTGGCAGGGGGTGTAGTTCATACTAGTTCTCCTTTACAGTTACAGGTCGTCCAACAATTGAAGCAAAACTTCCAAATCACCTAAGGTCCGCTCGGTGGTTACCACTGCCAACCCGCCGTGCTCGGCGATACTGTCCAGGAATCTCCGCTGCAACGCGGTGGGTTTGTTGCTACCGAACTTGGTCTCGATGGCGAGGAACTTGCCACTCCGTACCGCGTTAAAGTCGGCGATCCCTGAAGTCCCGAACGCATTGGCTGATGGCATCCAGTAGTACCAACCGTGCTTGGTCAGTAGTTTCTTTACTTCCCGTTTGACCCCAGCTTCATTCACTATATCACGCATTGGGCTTAGGTGTCCAGTAGGCACACTGTTTAACCGGGCACCACCCACGACACAAGCCAGACTGACGCTCTTGCCAGATGTCCGTATGGAACGCCTCTACATACTGTACCAAGTTAGGTACGAACTTCTGCCACAGCTTCGCGCTTTCTTCTCTGTGGAAACTGTGTGTCACCAGCCGCTGCCCTTCTGGCAACTGTGTCATGTAGTAGGTGCAACTGCACTTCTTCACCTGCTTGTAGGTAGCAAACACCAACAGGGAGCACAGCTTCATCTGGTCCGGCGTGGGTAGGCGCTTGCCGGTCTTGTAGTCCACGATCTGCGCGGTGTCGCCATCGATGGCCGCGAAGTCGATGATGCCCCTGGCCCACACATACCGGTCGAAGAACTTGCAGGGCTGCAAGGTTCTGTCGATGGCCAGCTTGCCCTCGATCAGTCGCTCACCCGGCAGCCCCGCCAGAACCTGCATGTATTCCTCGTGGTGGGACAGGTCTGCGGGGAGTGGCGTGCCGTCACGCTGGCGGTTCTCGAACTGCTTGTGGACAAAGTCGCCGTACCGTGCCGCCTCACCCTTCACATCCGCCGCTGTCTTGGTCACCTTGAGCGCGTGGTACTGTGCTGGGCAGGTGGCGAAGGTGTTGAGTGAACTGTAGCTCCAGGGGAACGGTTGCATCACCGCCGCTCCAATGCGTAGCCGTTCTTGGCAAACAGTTCCTTGTCGTACTTCTCGGTGAACGTGCCGTACTCGCCTTCCAGTGTGATCGTGCCTGCCGCTATGTCACGGGCAACCACCCTGAACCGGGCGCCGGATGTCTTGTGGACGAAGTACACCTCGGTGGGTGCGTGTGCTGCGGTGTCTTGGGTCATACTTTAACCTCTTTCAGTTGGCCCCACGATTTGTCACTGGCCTTGCAGTCCCATGGCAGGGGGATGGGTGGCTCGAACCCCCAGGCTTTTTTGTACGGCAGGTTGTTCAGCAGGTAGCGCATCTCGGGGATGACTTTATCTACAATCTTTGTAGGAACGTAGAAGTACAGCCCGTCGTGAAGTTCCCACGCGAAGTGGATGCCGTGCTTGACAATGTACCCGCGCAGTACAGACAGCGCCAGATATTTTTGGTCAGCCCCCGTGCCTTGGATGGGGTAGTTGATGGCCGTGGACTCACGCGACCATGCCCCGTCGCCAACCCAGCTACCCGGCACCTGAACCCGACGGCCTGCGAAGGTCTCGGCATATCCCAGCCGCTTGACCCGTTCGATCTGCCGCGACCAATACTTGGGCACGTTGGGGTACGTTCGCAGGTACGTCTCGCGAATGTGTGTGGCTTCGGGCAGTTCCATAGGCAGGTTGTAGTTCACCCGCGCAACAACACGCAGTTTGCCTGCTGAGGTACGGTAGCCACAAGACAAGTTAGCCACCTTACCTAGTTGTCGTGCTGATCCAGCATCCTTGTCTTTGGCTGCGTAGGCAGCGCGTAGCTCAGTGTAATCCCGCCGTGCGATCTGTGCGCCCATGTAGGTGTGGGCATCCTCGCCCTCCATGCACAGGTGCTGCATCGCCGGGTCACCTGAAGCGATGGCCATCCAGCGGTACTCCTGCCCAGCCGCATCGAACTCCACCAGGGTGTACCCTTCGGGCGGGGTGGCGATGTCCCGGAAGCGTTCCTCACGCTTCTCTTGGTGCAGGGCGAAGCCGATCTGGCGCTCGTCCTTGTTCCGCCCCTGCTTGCTGACATAAGTGACTCGTCCGGTGTAGGTGCTGAACACAATGGCCAGCGGGTGGCTCTTGCCGTCCCCGTTGTACTCGGCGGACGCCTCCGGCGCGTCCACGAACTTGGTCTTGTTACCCAGTGCTTCACGATACTGCCGCAGGTACTTGGCACGGGGATCAATGAACGACAGCTCGTGCAGCACTTCCTTGTCAGTCGAGTCGGTTGTCTTGCCAGTTTTCTTGGATGTGTTCTGCTTCAGGACCGGCAGCCCCCAGTCCTCGAACATCACCTTGGACAACTGCTTAGGGGACCGGACGATCTTCTCGGTGATGCCGTGCGGTGCCAGCTCGACCAGTGCGGCTGCTGCTTCAGTAGTCAGATCGTTACCCAGGGTAGCGAGCGCCGCCCGGCCCATCGGGATACCATGCCAGTTCGCCCAGGCCACCAACGGCAGGCACTGCGCCTCAATCATGGCAGCTTTCAACCGGGGAGGCTCGGCGGCGAGCTGGGTGTAGAACATCTGTGCCAGGCGCAGCGTCAGCGCAGAGTCCAGCACGTTGTAATTGTGCAGATGTTTCAGATCGTCGGGGTCGGTGCTGTGGAAGTCTACGTCCGCCTCATACCCGGCGAAGGTAGGGATGTACTGCGCCACGGCAGCCTTGAGACCGTAGTGGAATTTCTTGTCGCGCGCTGTGTCGTACTCGGGGAAGGTATGTACATGCTTCCACAGCAGCATAGCGTCCAGGAATTTGCACTGGAACACCATGTCCTGAAAGCCATACCCAATCAGGATCGAGATGTCGAACAGTGCGTTCCACGCTACCAGCGTGATCTGTTCGTCGATGGCTTGCTGAAGCATGACTTGGATGTAGTGCTCTGGCGGGTACGCCCCCCGCCCCACACACAGCCCACCGCCCACCTGCGCGGTGCCGGCCACTCTGCGCACCGTGGCCAAGCTTGTGGCCCATGTATCTCCGGCGGCGATGCGCCACGGTTGCAAGGCGTACTCCGGCAGGGTGCCAGATGTCTCGAAGTCGAACGCCATGTACTTGGCAGAATCCCACATGCTACACCTCAAGCTACTTAAATACCCCGCCGACCTACCTTGTCGGCGGAGTGTACTACGTTACTCCGTGCGCCAGCAGCCCACACCTTCGACACCGTTCAGCACGGCCCGGCGCGAGACGAACTTGCGGGTCAGGCGCCGTTGTGCGGCGTTGCGCTGTGAGCTGAATGACTTGGGAACTTCATCGGTCGGGATGAAGAACATCTCCCCCACCGCCATGGTGGCGAATGGGTACTTGCTGCCGCGCCGACCGGCGCGCTGTACCGGGGGAATCTCGATACCCGGATGTACTTCGTAAGATGTGCTCATGGTTTCCTCATGTTCCTGTGTGACCAAACCCACCAGCGCCACGCTCTGTATCCGGCAGATCACCTACAGGCAACCACCGAATGCGTGGTAGCTGAACGATGAACGCCTGAGCGATACGCGCACCAGGGTGGATAAAGAATACAGTATCCCCTGTATTTTTCAAGACCACCCGCACTTCTCCTCGGTAATCACTGTCGATCAGACCCGGAGAATTGAGCACGATGATGTCGTGCTGGATAGCCAGACCACTGCGCGAGGAGATGAACATGCCATACCCATCCGGCAGAGCCACAGCCAGTCCCGTAGGTAGCGTCTTGACTCCCCCCGGCAGGATGCGGATGGACTGCTCGATGCACGCCTTGAGATCGACTGCGCCGCTGCCCATCGTGGCGTATTCAGGTAGCCCGATCCTTTCATCCAACACTTTAATCGCTACATCTGCGTACATACTATCAGTCCATCTCGGGTGGTGCAGGTCACTGTATCACAGCAGCTACTTGGCTGCCAGTGCTTCGGCCTTGAGTGCGGCGTAGTTCACACAGTCCACAGCACTATCTTCGTGATAGGCTTCCTTCGACCACTGCCGCACGTCCTTCAACAGTTGCAGCAGCAGCCAGCCTTCGGCTTCGGTCAAGTTGTTGCCGGTGATCGTGTTGAACGCGGTGACCGTCTTGCCCATACTGCGTTCACCTTCGGGGCTGTCGTACACCTGTCCGCGTTGCTTGAGTGTGTCGGCTGCCTGCCGCAGGATGCGTTCGGCGTAGGTGGTTTTAGGTCCACCTGCGTCATGGATAATTTGTGCTATTTCTTCGTTTGAGTAGGTTCGTGCCATATCAATATCCTTTTTCCCAAGGTGTGTGGAGCGCGTCTTGCAGTGTGACGGGGTCGCAGGGTCTGCTCACTGGTACGCGCTGCACCTCAACGATTTTACTCTGTTGGGTAGCTAGTGCGCGATACTCCCGAGCGAAGGTGCGGGCTGCGGCGATGCCAACAGTGGGCCAGTAGCCGATCAGGTAGGGCTTGGATTTCACCCAGCCTGCGATGGTCACAGCCCGTGCGTACACCACAAACTTCCGCTTGCCGTTCTTCATGGTCACCAGACACAGCCCGCTACCCAGGAAATATTCGCGGCTGCGCTTGGCGTTGGGCAGTGCGGCAATGTGCGCGTCGGTAGTGATGTCCAGTCGGATGCGGCTCATGTGCCGAACCTCACGATGGCGGAGGGCAGGAGCAGTGCCGCCTGATGGCACACGGGCGGCTCGGCCAGGTCAATCATCGCGCGCAGCACGTCGGGGGTGCAGTCCAGAAGGTCTGCGCTGGAGTCCCAAGTGACAAGGGCAGCTATCGCGCCCCATGCTACGTCCCATGCTGCACGCCATGCTGCACGCTGTGCTGCGTCCTGTGCTGCGCCCCATGCTGCGTCCCGTGCTGCACGCTGTGCTGCGCCCCATGCTGCGTCCCATGCTGCACGCCGTGCTGCGTCCCATGCTGCACGCTGTGCTGCACGCTGTGCTGCGGTCCGTGCTGCGTCCCATGCCCCCGGCCTCTTGCGAGCGTCCGCCAACACAGCGTCAATGTGCTTGGCGTTGGGTAGGTGTGACCATGCTGGCTTGGTTGTCATTGTCCAGCCCCCTCCAGATACAGCACAGCCACCACCCGCCCGCCGTGCATCACGTCCACGTCCTCGAACGGGTAGTCCTTCGGGACAACGGAGAGGCAGACGGTCAGCGAGGCAGTCAGGGCGGTCAACTCGATATGCCCTGCACCAGAATCTTCCGGCACCCAGCGTGGCTGGGCGTTGAACTCCACCCCTTGGCTCGCCATGTAGGCCGTCAGTCGGGTCTCGACACGGCGCATCCGGGTTACGACTTCGTTCAGTGTACTGTCATTGTTCATGTTGGTCATTTCGTCATCCTCACAATAGCATAAGGTAAAAGCAGTGCAGCTTGATGGCACACGGGCGGCTCGGCCAGGTCAATCATCGTGCGCAGCACGTCGGGGGTGCAGTCCAGCAGGTCGGCGCTGCTGTCCCAAGCGATGAGTGCTGCTAGAGCGGCCCATACTGCGGCCCATGCTGCGTCCCCTGCTGCGCCCGATACTGCGTCCCATACTGCGTCCCGTACTGCGCCCCATACTGCGTCCCCTGCTTCGTCCCATGCTGCGGTCCATGCTGCGTCCTGTACTGCGTCCTGTACTGCGTCCTGTACTGCGCTCCGTGCTGTGGTCCAAGCCTCCGGCCTTGCCTTCACGTCCGCCAGCACAGCGTCAATGTGCTTGGCGTTGGGCAGGTGCGCCCAGGCTGTCTCGGTTGTCATGCGTGCACCCTCACCACCTGACCCACCGGGACGTCCGCGTCCGTCGTGCAGCACACGATCAGCGGGTAGGGCGGCTCGCAATCAGGCCACGGGGTATAGCCGTCGGTCAACAGTACCACCACGTCCGGGCTGTACTGCTCGACATACTCCAGCGGTACACGCATGTCGGTCCCACCGCCGCCGACCATAGCCGTTCGTGTGATGGCATCCCGGTCCAACACCACGTCACCGGTCACGTCGGTGTCCGCTGTCACCAGTCGCAGCACCTCAGGCTGTGTCCGCTCGGCCATCGCCAGCACCTCGGCCATCACCTGTGCCCAGTCCTCGTCGCTGATCGACCCCGACACATCGCCGATCACGCACAATGACCCCAGCCGTAGGCTGTAGGATTCGGGCAGATACACCTCAGTGATGCGTCGGTTACGGCGTGACCACGACTCGTCATCCCGCGAAGTGGATTGCATGAAGTTCCGCAGCACATCCGCCCACGGCACCTTGGGTTGGAGCACTTCATTGACCAGCCGCTCTAGTCCTGCCGTCATCTTGCCTGCCATCCGGGCAACCGTTGCAGCCTGTGCAACAATCTGGCGTATCTTCTGGGTGTGTACCTGCTGCTCCAGGTCGGACATGTTGGCTGGCATCAGGTCAGGTCCGATACCCCCGTCACCGTCACCGTCACCTTCGCCTGAGTCGCCGCCCTTCGCTTGCTCGGACAGCAGCATCTCGTACACCTGCTCCATCGTCGTGGTGTAGCGCGGGTCGAGGCAGCCGCCCTCGATGAAGGTCATGCCATCCTCTACCAGCATATGGTTGAGGCAGTAGTCCGCTGCCATGTTGGCTATACGTGGTATCCGGTGACCGAGCCTCAACGGGTGTT